TATGTCGCAACCATTATAGCGGTCGTAGTCGCCGCCGGCGCAATCGCCATGTTTATTTACGGAGGTATGGTTCAAACAACTTCCGACACTCCTCCTTTTTCGTACACGATTAGCGTTGTGGGGCAAGAAATAGAAAAAGAAGACCCGCAGACAAAGGAATTATCTCAAGCGGATATTTCCAATATTGAAAATATCATCGCCGATAATTTGGACCTCTTTATGGAATACGACAAAAACTTTCCGTCAACGACTGACAAGAGGCATATGATTGGTCTTTTTGTCTCCTGTTGCGTTCTTGCTTTATTGGCGATTGTGTGTATTTTGGTGTTTGGTGGAAAACGGTGGGCAATATCAGGAATTGCCTGTGCGGTACTTGTGGTACTCGTGATGATAAATCTATACCACCCCAACGCCTTTCGCCACGTGTTGAACGCCATATCAAGCGGCATATTCGGACATCAGGCGGTAAATGAAGTAAGTATAAACAGCACCGGGACGCTAGGTATCAACAATTGGTTTGGGTTAAAGCACGATGCCACGGGTATCGGTTTTTGGAAAGCAAAAGACGGAACATATTACGAAGGTGAGTTCACGGCGGGTTCTATAACCGGAGAAGGTGTTATGACCTTGGCAAGCGGCGAAAAAATAGAGGGCACTTTCCTTTTCGGGAGGATTAACGGCGCGGCGAAAGTGTACGACGCCGAAAGTTGAAACGCCTCAACCGACTGTAAAAAGCACACCAACCCCTACGACTGCGGCGTTGACCCCGTTCACAGCCGAAACGGAATACCACGGCGGCGTTGACCTCGCCTGTCCCGAGGGAACGCCGTCAACGCGTCATCGGCGGCAACAAGGTTGTCCGCGAATTTTTTAACGCCGATAAGCGCGACGGAAGTCATAGTCGCAACCGCCGTACCGGCGAGGGCGAATTGCCGCGCAAAGCCGCTTACAAACTTGGATATTGTTCTGTCGGATTGTTTCAGCGACTTGTTGAGTTCCTTGGATACGTTATCCTGCAGTCCGAGCGACACTAAGAACTCTTTGAGTATCATTGCAATTCACCCTCCCCTCTAACGCGGATATAGAGCCTCTTGCCGCGATTTCGCGGCTTCTTGCTGACGCTTTTCATTTTCGGCTTGCACTACTGTCATTTCGTGATAGTCCGCCAAATCGTCAAGCGTATATGTTCCGTCCCACAGCTCGCATTGCCGCCAATGCTTAGTCTGTACAGGCGCGAACAGGTATAAATCTATGTTTGCGGGTTGCGCGTTAATGAAGAAAACATCGGCTTCATAACGGAAGTCAAGCGACTTACGTCTAAAAAATCCCCGACACCAAACGCTACGGCTTCGCAGACAAGACGCAGGATTACGACCGTATCTCCCTCCAAATCAAGTACGCCGTAGCTGCCGTTGTCGTTGAGTACAGGCGCAAGCCCCGCCTTGAGCTTTTCGCGGACTTGTTTCAGTGATATTTCCGTGATATACTTCAAGTCGTCGCGGCGCACTTTGCTGAGTGCGTTCGCGATTGTCTCAAATTTAAGGTTCTCGATAACGCCCTCAGGCGAAAAATCCGCCGCGCTGCCGCTGTTCATAAAATTGCGGATAAGCGGCATAAAGTCCTGAAACGCGGGGAGGATTTTTTCGCCGAGCAGTTTCGCGATATAAAAGCCGTCATAAGGCGCAAATTTGCTTATGGCAAATGTACGCCCCTCGACTTCGATTATTTTTGTGGTTTCGCGTGTTTTCATACGTTATACCCCTGTTATGACTTGCGCCAAATACGCGAACGCTACCTGTGTGCCTGTCTGCGCGAACGCCGCATCCGGGGGCTTCTGCGGAGACAGCCCCGTCGCGCTTATGTTCACGCCCTGTTGCGTGGACACTACCGTCGCCGTTGCGCGTGTCCACTCGCTTGACGGCGCGGTTTTAAGATATGTATTCAGCTTTTTGAGGAACTTCGCGCCGTCGCTTGTCTGTTGCAGATTATAAGTAAGCGTTCCGTTTTGAGCCTTGATTTTGCTTGTCATAACGCTGCCGTCGGCGGCTAAGTCCTGTTGTGAAACATCGTTCGCCATAGCGACGGTTACTCCGCCAAGCCCCGCGCCTTGGAATGTATAAGAGCCGACAGCCGGATGCGCTAATGTGGACGATACGTCCGCGAATGAGTATGTTGAGTTCATTGTCTATTTCCTCCCGTTATCTGTTGACGTCAACTTGCAGAACTGCGCTGTGAATAGCTCCCGCGAGCTTGAGTGCGATATAGAACGGCGGAGCTATGCGATTTTCGCGGTCTGCCGTACTCTGCTCGTCGATTGCGGCGTGCTGGATAAAGTAACCGCGTTCCAGCGCGTCCCCTGTTTCGAGGTCGAGGATTGTCGGCGCAGTCCATATGCCCGGCGCGAGAAATCCGCTTGTAACAAATTTCTCCAACGTCGGAGTAAAGGCGTTCTGCAACATCTGCATACCGTCCTCGGTCTGCGGTGCTTTCGCCAGTTTTTGGAGCAAATCCATAACGTCGCGCTGCATATAGTTCGCGAGCATATCAAGGTTGATTATTTCGTCAAACCAAGTGCCGTCAGCCATTACGCCGTTTTCAAACATATCATAGTCAACGCCGCGATTGATGTATACGTTGCCGTTTGCCGCTTCCGCGTCGGATACCTGAGCTTCTGTCAGCGCGTCCGCCGATACGCCGACTATCTTCTTGAATTTGAGCGTATACGCCGAGTTCGCCGTGAGTGTGTTTGACCCCATCGCCCAGCCGACTATGCCGACGGCTATGTCCGCGTTCGATGAGAATATCGACAATGTGCGGCGATAGCTGAGTGCCTTGAACTGCTGAATTGTAGCGAGGGTATCGTTCGCGCATACCATAACCGTATTCGGGGTGAGGGCTTCCACCGTGAGTGCCGCGCCGAGCAAATCCGCGCTTGTGCAGGGAATAAGGTCGCCTGTTGTGTCTGTTTTCCCGATAGGTACGACAACGTACCACTCATAGTTCGCCGTGCGGCAAGCCGCGATTGCTTGCGCGAGCGATTCGTTCGCGCTGTCCCAAAAGCCGATTGCCACCTTTTGGGGGTTGGAGCTTTGCGCGAAGTAAATCTGCGCTTTCTGATACTCGGGCATAGCCGCCGTAAAGCCGTCCTCCGCCATTGCTTCAAGGCTTGAATAAACCGCTACGCGGTTGTTGAGCGACAATACGTCGCTGTCGCCTATGAGCAGGGCAAGGTCAAACCCTGACCGCACGACTGCTTTCGGCGCAAGATTTACGATTACTTGTACGACATCGCTTAAAGGAAGTACCGCCATACTTTTGTTCTCCTTTCGTTCCGCGCTTTGCGCGGGTTCGTGTTATAATTTTTTTGAGCTACTCTGAAAATTGGAACGATACACCGCTTATATAGCCAACCGTTCCGGGTCTTTCGCGCCGAGCGTATGAATAAAAATTCGCCGTGAAGTCACAGCGTTTTACCCAAGCCGTATCAATAAGCTCCCGCGTCATTATGAGTTGCGGAGAGCCGACGACAAAGTATATTTTCTGCGCGTTCAATATTTGCTTTGCCGCAGGACTGTATAACCCATCCCTAAGCATACGCGCCATATCATACGCGGTCATTTGGTTTGTCGCGAACGGGTTGTTCGCGTCCCCGTTGCCATAGCAGGAAACAATAACGGCGTATTCCTCCGTATACTCGTCCACTTCGGTCAGCATATCCGCGCCGTCCGGCAGATAATAGCTTTTGTGGTGCTGTTTGCCGTATCCGTCGTCTGTCGGGGAAATGGTCAGATAGCAGACAGTCTTTTTTGAGAAGTCCGGTTTCGGGGAACTGCCCGTAGAGCTACCGCCGCCGAAAGCGAAACGCACAGTATCGTTATCGTCGGGTATGCCGAGGATTGCCCGCGCCGCGTCCGCCATCGTATCTTCGACTTGGGTCTGTGTGAGGATAAAATCTGCCATTGCGTAAACGCTCCTATCCGCTGACACTCGCGAACGCCCGCGTCCAACCGCCGTGTTGCCACGGCATAACCTGCAGTACCTTATAGCGCAGTCCGCGAAATTCTATCTCGTCTGAAATTTGTATCGACGTATCGTCTTCCGTGAAGTCGTGCGTGACATAAATGTCATACGGCTGACGGGTGAAAAATTTCATAACCCCGTGTTCGTTATCCCCGATTTCCAACTGGTCAAGCTCTCGCGTGGTCGCGGGCTGAACCGCGCCGTAGTATTGCATAGTCTGCGGCTCGCTTACGGAAAACCGCCCCCTTACCCACTCGCCCGTTCTGCGATAGACCGTATAAGGCGCGGCAAAATCCGGGTCTGTTATAAGTTCGGACACGTCTATCATAGGCTATGCCTCCCTTACAACGTGAGTAATGGCTTTGCGAAGCTGCCCAGTATCAATGAGGGGTCGTGCTGACTTTTTGCCTTTGATAAACGGGGTCTCAGGTAGTTTGTACGGAACGTCCTGCTCAGTTATGCTGCCGTCTTCGCCCTCTACATTTTTCTTGTAGGTCTTTGGTCTCGGCTTGCCATCGCTGATATACTCATTTGAGCCATATATCGTAACATCGGAGTTCTTTGTCCATCCGTTCGCTTCGTTGGCAAACCCGCCTTAGCAAGGTTCTCGCCATACTGCCCCGCGCGTTCAAGCGCGGGTAGGACACCCTCTTTGTTGCCCGTTACGGCGACGTCAATCGCCTTTTTCAGTTCTGCGGCGACGCGGTCTTTGTCGTGTTCTATCGCGGGTTCAAGGACGGGTCGGGCGGGGATATGGTTCACAGGGCTTCCGTTTGTATGGATAAACAGCAAATCCGCGTTTGTCGCCTTATTGTTGCCTTGGTCGCTCTGTCTGCCGTTTGCGTCTTCGGGTATGCCGATTAACACATCGTGGCTTGTTAGTTCTTGGATAGCGTCCATAACGGCTTTCAGCGCGTTATCCGTGCTTGATACTTTCGCCATTATGTTCAGCAACGGCGTAGCCATACCATCACCTCACCATATCATCATACCGCCGCGCATAAAGTTTTTGGCATATGTAATGAACTGTATGCCGTATTCCGTCGTTTTCCAGTCCGCCCACCCGTCGAGGTCTGACAGCGCGGTCGAAAAGTCATAGGACACGCTTACTCCGTCAACGCTCTTTGACGCGACAAGCCCCTTGGTCTCCGCCGCCTTTACTACGGCTTGCGCGGAGGTTAAATACGGGCTGTCTACAATCGTTGTGGCGCGTAAATAAAGCGTGAGAAAGTGCGCGACCGCAAGGGACATACACACTTTCCACGCTTCACGGTATCGGCTTATCAGCACAAAACTGTTGGCAAACTGAATGTACATATCAAGCACCTCGTCAGGCACAAGCAAAACATCGTCCTGCCAAAACTGCGGATAAATAGCCTTAAAATCGTCCTCTGTAAACGGCGGATTTTCGCCGCCCTTGATATTTGACGCTCCCGCAATTATCACATTGGGCGGCACTCTGCACGTCATTGAGCCGCCTTTTTGCCGCGCTTAGTCGTTGTTGTCGGAGCGGCGGGAGCGTCCGCCACCGAAGCGTCCGCGCCTGTTACAGGCGCGTTGTCCCCGTCAGAGGTATCGGCGGCTGTCGGAGCGGAGGGAGCGTCCAAGGGGGCGGTAACGGGTTCTGCCGCCGCCTGCACATCCTTGTCGTTTTTGCTTTTCGGCGCAACTATGTCGTTGGCTTCAAGCATTTTCTGAAAATACCAGTCCTTTGTCACCCACTCGGGGACATCTCCGATAAAGCCGGGGTTCATCTCCCAGACTTGCTGAATCTGCTTGCCTTTATAGGTTTTATCGGTCGGCTGGACAAAGCGGCATTTCTTATAGCACATTACAAACATTGCGATTTGCTCCCCTCTTATATGCCGTCCCAGTAGGTTATCGGCTCTTCATAGAAGATTTCGACTTCCGAAAGGTTGGCGTAGTACAGACTGTCATAGGACTGTTTGTCTGTGTTCGGCGCGGTCATATAGCGTTGTAGCGCGACAAGTTCCTCGACTTTAAGGAAGCGTTCGTTGTTGACATACGCGACCATTCTGTCCGTCTGCCCCGCCCCCGTGCCTTGGCACCAAGCCGTAGCCGCGATTACAAGCTCCCCGCCGTTATTCAGTTTCGTGGTGTTGTTTTCGAGCAGGAACGTGAGGATTGTCTTTTCGGCAAGCGGCGATACTTTCTGCGTCGCGATGTAGTTATACTGCGCGTAGGGGATAAGCACCTGATTTGGAATTGCCGCGAGGTCAAACTCTGCTGCCTCCCAACCTGCGTAAATGGCGTTGTTTACGTCATTGAGGATTTCGTCGGGGGTTTTGGTCGTCCACTCGGTCTCGCCGGACGCGCCTTGCGCTACGCCTTGGGCTGTAATGTTCGGGTTGTTTATAAGCCCTGTAGTACCGTAACTCGCGAGACCAACGTATACGTTGCCGTCCATATGCTTGTCGTAGTCTCGGCGTATACCGTCGGTGAGCATTTGCTCAAGACTGCGACCGACGAGCTGCTGACGCTGTACGGCGAAATATCCGAGGCGCAGGGTACGCTTGAAAAGGTGGGTGCGGAACACGTCCTTGCTGATGTTCGCCTGAATAACCGCGCTGTCGCTCGCGCCGTCCGCCGAAACGCCGCCGTCAAGACTGCCGCCGGATACGCCGTATTCGATATTGAGCTTGCCGATAGTCTCTACCAGCCCGCCGCCGACTTTTACGGGAATGTCGCGGGGATAGGTAAAACTGGACAGCGGCTCGCTGATTTTCGGGTCGAGCTTTTCAAGCTCCGACACGAGGAACGCTCCGCCGTTGGCGATTGCGCTGTCGGTCATACGCATAGGCATTGAGGAGACATATCCGCCGCCTCCCGCGCCGCCGTATACGCCGGTATCTATTGTACCGATTGATTTGTAACTGGGCATTGATTATTTCCTCCTTATGCTCTGTTGATGGTGAGCAGTCTGATTTCAGCTACACCGTTCGCGTCCGCGCCTGTGTTCCATTGCGCGTTGGTCAGCGCGATACTGTTCGCGCCGTCTGCGGTCGCTTCTATGTCGCCGATTGCTTTCGGCGCGTCAGCGACTATGCGAACGTAGACTGTGCCGCCTATGACGGGTGTACCGACTTTGCAGACGACAGACACACAGCCCCGCTGAATAACCGTAACAGCCTCAAGCGGTTTGTACTTGCCGTCGCCGTTGCCCTGCGTGAGATAATCCGTCGCGCTCTTGGTTTCGCTTCCCGCGATACCCGCAAACAGCGCGGCTGTAAAGGTATCGTCAACGGGCAGAACGCCGCCTGCTTCGTCCGCCATTACCGCAGAACCGAACACAATATCAGCTTCGCTGTTATTCGGTCGGGTCACGGAGATTAGGTCGGGGTTACGCGCAAAGTTCCCCGCGAAACCGTAATTTAGTGATTTTCCGTATACTTTTCCGGGCATAATTCATTTCCTCCCTATTATTTTTTGACCCCGCTGTGCGGGTTTCTTACGGCGTAGGCTTTTTCCCTATCCGCGTCGCTTACGCTCGCTCTCTTGCTTTGGTCTTTGACTTTCGCGGCATAGCCCGATTTCGCCTTGTTAATCGCGGCATAACTGCCTTTCGGCGTGGACGGTTTAATACCGTAGGTCTGGCGGATTAGCTTCGCCATACTGTCGGTTACGCTTTTGCGCGTCTTTTCGTCTTTAATGGTCGCTACGACTTTCTTGGCGTCCCGAATTGCCTGACGGATTGCGCGGTCTTTAGCGTCTGCGGACTTACCCTCGTCCGCGTCCTCGTCTTTCGCGGTCTCCTCGTCGCAATCAAGCCCAGCTGCCTCGTCCGCTGTCCCCTCTCCGCTCTCGTCCTCGTCCATTTCCTCGACGGGTTTGGTGTTGCTCTCCTCGTTGTTTTCGGAAAGCTCCGCTTCGAGTTTCTCAAGCTCGTCCGCGTCCTTGCCGCCGTGGTGGAGCTGCGATTCAATGCCGTCAAGCCGCTCCATCAGCTTCGCCGCCCATACGGGCATTTCGTCCTCGTCCTTGGTTTCCGATTTCGCCGCCGGGGTTTCCTCTTTCTTTTCGCCCTCCGCCGCCGTGGTTTCCTCGTCCGCAGTCTCGCCCTCTGCCGCCGCGACAAGCTGCTCCGCGATTTCGCCGACGACTTCCGGGTCAGCGTCGTTTGTCACGATGCCGAAAAACTTACCCAAAACCCCCGTAGGCTTTTCCGCTTTTTTGGTCTTTGCCATACCTTTGTTCTCCTCCTGTTTGAAAAATGGTTTGCCTCGCCGTTCGGCGGGCTTGTGGTCTTTTATGCTTACGTCTTTTCCGGCTCTGCCGGAATTGACGAGTGCAACGTGGTTTCCTCTGATGGAACGCTGATAAATATTGCCGCTCTCATCAGGCTCGTATGTGCATTGATACCCGCACGATATTTCGCGCTTGCCTTCCTCTATCTCGCTTATTGTCACGGGGTCGGTAACGATAATATCCGCGAGGATTTTATCCGCGTCCTCGCCCCCGCCGCGCCGCACGTCTTTTACAAACCCCCTTGCGAGTGCTTGCCAGTTCTGCGTGGTCACGTCATACGGCGGGTGTTCATCGGTGAAAATCGCACCTTCAAAACTCGCGAGCGTCTCAGGTGCGAACACTTCATTTTCCTCTCGGGTAACGGTTATGGTCTCGTCAGCGCGGTCGTCCATCTGCAATTCGCTGCCAAGATATTCCTGCGTACCCGTCCTCGCGATTGGAACGTTTTTACACACAAGAAATCCGTTTGGCATCCGCGAGATGTTCGGGCTTATTTTTGTTGCGTAATATGCTCTCATAGGTTATTTGCCACCCCCGCTCTATGCAATGCCGAGAAACGATTTCCAAGCCGCGAGAACGTCAGCCGTGCCGTCGACCGTCACGCCTGAGCCGTCCGCTTTCATCTCGAACGTGAATGTACTCGACCCCGCCGTCATCGCCAGTTCGCTTTCCTCGCCGTCCGCAACAAACTGGTTATAGGTGTTAAACTCGCTGTCGTACTGCTCGAAGCCGCCGTTCGGCGCGATTTTCGCGTTATTCCCCGCCGCGTTGGTCACACTTAATCCGTGTGTGGTATCGAGCACAACGCCCGTCGGCGGCGTCCACCCGCTGCTTGCGGGAATATCCCTGATTGCCCGCGCCACCGCCGCGTAACTGTCGGGCTGATACGGCACGTCTATCCCGAAACGCTCTTTTATCGCTCCGACTATTGTCGCTAAACTGTTTGTGTCTGCCATCTCTTTTCCCTCTTTCACATAATTTGCTCGAACCTTGAGCGGGTCATCTTGCTGATAATCCCGTTTTGGTGTACGTCTGCGGGAAAGTCTATGTAGTCAATATTGACTATCGGCTCGGGGTAACAGCGGCAATAAAATGTATCTCCCGCGTGATACGCGCCGTATGACTTTTCTCCCTTTAACGCTTCGGGGTCTGGCGGGTCTCCCCAGTTGACAAGCACTCCCTGCATATGCTCGTGTGACGTTCTGACGCGTGAATCCTGCGACGTTTGCCATACATACCAATCAAGCCCCAGCTGCTGACTTCTGCCCTGTATAAGCGCGGTCTGCGTCTTGCTGACTTCCGTCCGCGCTATCATATTCAGCCGAGATTTCGCGATATTGGGATATTGCTTAATTAAGTCCTGCAAAATCTCGCTCGCGCGTTTGCCCTGCAAAGCCTGTTCCGATATGCGCTTATTCAGCGTCTGCGCTACTTCGAGCGGAAACGTGCTTATGAGCTTCGCGTTCTCCGAGAGTTTAGACGAAAAAACACCGGCAAGCGGTGTTTTGAGTTCTGCCATTATCGCATTGTATATTTCGCTCCCCCGTCCCGCTTTCCTCGCGGCTTCGCGCCAAGTCGCGCTTGCTCCCGTGTTTATCTGCGTCGTTATGGTCAGCGCAAGCTGATTGCACCACTCTTTATACGCCTGTGAGTTCGCGTACTGCGTCAGAGCTGTAATAACCTCTTGCGGCGTTCTCGCCGCGTTCACCGCCGTTTCAACGGCGCGGAGCAGTTTGTTAAGCGTCGCCGCGAACCGCGTCTCCAAGAGCTTCTCCGCGCCTGTCACGCGCTAATCACCCCTGCCTTTAGCCCCGCGTCGCCGATTATACCCTCAGCCTGCTCACGGCTGTATCCGAACGCCGCCATTATCATCTGAATACCGCTGTCACGCGGCAGTTCGCCCATCTGCACGGACTGGACAATGGTAACAAGGCTCGTAACCTGCGCTCCGTTGAGCGTTTCGGGGTTTTCTTCGGGCGGCACGTCTCCCTGCTCCGTTTCTCCCTCTGCGGTCATCTGCGCCGCCGCTATGTCGGGCGGCTCGCCCCCGATTCCAAAGTCGCTGTCAGCGCGTTCAATATCCTCGTCGGTTATGTTGTTCCACATACCCGTCATACGCGCCGTTTCTTTGAGCTCCTTCAGCCCCGTCCGCTGTGAGATTATGCCCGCGTTAAACACGGCTACAACCGCGTCTGCGGTCTGCTTCGCGAGGGTTTTGCGTTCCTCCTCAGTCGGGCGGCGGACAGGCTCAAACTCAAAATCAAGGTCGTCAGGTATCGCGCCGAACTCGCTCATACACATAATCGGCAGTAAGCGGTTTAATATCGGCTTGAGAGTTGACTCCTGCTGTTCCTCGATAATGTCATAGTAGTTTTCCATATCGCTTTCTCCCGTCGCGTTCATACCCGCCGGGGAACGTCCGAACAACTTTGTCACGGGGATAGCTGACGCGCCGGACACGTCAAGCATAAACAGCTCCATTACGTCGGCAAGCCCCGCGAACGCGTACTGATGGTCTTCCACGCTGTCTTTCGACCCGATTACTTGAAGCGACTGACTGGACTTCATCCAGTTTTGCATCGTCAGCGTATTGTATAAGTCAGCCATCGCCAACTTTGACATCGTCGCCATCTGTTCAAAGCCTTCCATTTTCAGCACACGCACATTTGCCTGAAACACAAGGCTCGCTATGTTGTAACTGGTATTGTCGTATTTCGTGATTTCCGAGTAGACGTGTTCGATTTCCGACGTTCCCCAGTACGTCTCGGCAAGCTCCTCAATATACGGCATACGCCGACCGATAAACCGCAGAACGCGGGAGTGATGGACGCGAACGCCCATACCAAACCCCTCTGCAGTTATCTCGTAATATTCCGGCAAGCCAAAATCGGGGTCGTTTATGTCCTCGACCACGTCAAGGCAAGGAAACACGCCGCTCCAACGGTCAACGACGATTAACCCCTTAAAACTGCCCGGCATTATGAAATCATAGTCAAGCGGCTCGTCGAGCATATCCTCGTGCCCGTCTATTACGATTACGGCGACCGCGCCGCCGTACAGCCGCCCCCATTTTAGCCCGTCAAGAATTTTCGCGCGAAGCTGCGTCCTGCGTTCAAGCCGCGTAATTTTACGCTTGCTGTCCGGCTCAAGCTGAGAGCTTATGCGATACCAGTTTTTTATCATATCCTCGGCTACGACGTCAACGAGCCGTTTCACAATCCAGTTTTCGCGGTAGAGCGCGGTCAGCTTGTTATAATTCTGCGTGAAATTGGTTTTGAAATACTCCGTACCCTCAAGCAAATTCGGAGTACCGAACCCCGTCCGCGCCAGTTGGTTTCGGAAGCTGTCGAGCGTGAGCATATCCTCAAGCGACCAGCCGCCGCTTTCGCGTTCAGTCGCGGATTTGTTGGATTTATCCGCGTCGCTACTGCTCGGCGGCGCAAACCACGTCCTCTGCGGCGGAGATGGTGTATCCTGAATTTGCGACGGCATAAGTCCCCATCTTGGCAGTCTTTCTGTTTGCTTGTTTCGCTTTTTGCTCATTTCATAAATCTCCGCGTGTTGTAAATTACGGTCGCACACCCATAGCGTAACGCGTCACAGCAATGGTCTGCCACCTTGACGGGTTGCTCAACGCCGCGTTCGGCGGCTTTCTCGTCCCAAATGTAGCTGTGTAGCTCGTTGATTAGGTTTTTGCACTTTTTGTTTATCAGTAGCTTCCGCATCGCGAACATCGTACTCACCTTGGATATGCCGTTACGCACATCATTGTCCGCGTCCCTTGTGCGGTATCCGCGCATTCGGATTTCCGCCTTGAAACTCGCCGCCGAGGGGTCGATTACGGCGAACATAACCGTATCGGGTTCGCCTGCGAATTTGACAAAATCATCGCCGTATTCACTGTCAGTCTTTTGCCGCCCCCGTTCCTTCGGCGAGTAGTAATACTCGCTATGCACCCTCGCCGTGTCGCCGTCGTCCAAGATTTCAAGGTAGCACATAGCGTTTGTCGTGCCGTAGTCAACCGATATGTAACGCCGCTCCGAGCCGTTCGGCGTATACTCCGCGTCATCGTATGTGTGAGCCGTCTCGTCAAAGCTGTCATATATCAGACCGTCAGCCGCGCCCCACTCTCCGAGAATAAACCGCCGAAAAAATACCCCCGTGTGCATTGAGCGGTATCGGGCTTTCATCTTCGGCGACATTGACGGGTTATCGTCCATAGTGAAATGCAACCACAAAAGGTTCTTTGCTTCGCATTTATCAAGCCACCGCTTTTTGAACCAGTGGTTTGGGCTTTCAGGGTTGCAGTTGTACCAAAATTTAGACCCCTCTACCGAACATCTGCCCTCGGTCTGACTGACAAAACTCTCCTCCATAAGAGCGACCTCGTCAAACAACGCCCCCGCCGCCGTCAAGCCTTGTATGAGCGTCCGGCTTCGCGTGTTATCGCCGCCGAAAAGGTAGAAATAATTTCGCTTGCCGTTGCCGCTTACGATTATGAGGTTATCCGCCCTGCGTTCACGCACCACAAACCCCGCGCCGCGCATTTGCCGCACCCACGCGTTCGCCAGATTGCGCTGTAACGCTCTGATTGTCTGCCCGCAAATAACAAAATCCTGCTCGTTGAAGTTTGTCATCGCCCATATGCCGAACGATAGCGAAAACGCCATCGTCTTGCCGCTTCGGATCGCGCCGTCTGCGATGATACCCTCACGCTCCGCTTCGCCCGAACGCGGTCGCCACCACGTCAGAACACGCTTCTGCTTGTCGCTGAACCCCCCTGATACGCTACACGGACGGCTTGGCTTCGTATCGCGTCCTGCCGCGCAAGCTGCTCTCTTAATCGCTCTGCCCGTTCGTTAAAATCTGTCATAGGCTTTACGTCTTTGACGCGCTTTCAATCCCCGATATGATTTCCTTAATTGCCGCGACCGCGCCGTCAGGGCTTGCGGATATGCCGCCATTGTACTTTTTAAGCATAGCCTCGCCTATGAGAATGTGGTTGTCCTCGTCCGCGTAAGCGTCGCGCATTTTGGATATATCGTCGTCATCGCTCAAAAGGACAATGACGCGGGTCTGTAATAATCGCGCGTCCGATTCTGATTTGAGCCAGTCGAGAATTGCCTTTGCAAGTTCGGTGTTCATACGGGTTACTCCTCCTCGGTGCTGTTTTGCCATACGTCAGCCGCGCAGTTGTCAAGCGCGTCAATCAGGTTAGAGCCGTTCTCCTGCGGCGCGGCGTTCATCATCTTAAATTCAAGGGTCTTTAATTCGAGCTCAATGCGCAGTTTTTCAATCTCTAACTTCGCGCGTTCAAGGTCAATACGCTCCGCCGACATTTCGGTGTTCGCGCCTCCGTCCGCTCCAAGCGCGGACATTTCAAGTTTTGTGGACTTCTCGCCGAGCTTTATTGCCTCGTTCGGCTTAAGGGTTTCGGGGTTTAGCTTATTGAGCCATTGCAGATATTTTCCCTGCTCCGCGAGTGCTGTTTTGATATGACGCTTACGCGCGTCCGCTATGGCTTTCTCGCGTTCTTTTACGGCGATATCCGCTTCGTGCTTTTGCCACGCCCTGCGCCGCTCGTCCCAGCGTTTTGCGCTTGAAATGTGTGCGATTTTACTGTAATCTGACTGAAACCTTACTGCAACCTTTTCAAGCGTCATAGCAGGATCGTCGCGATAGGCTTCAAACATCTTATACAGGTATATGTTTTTGCCTGTTTCTCCCGGTTGTATGTTCCAAGGTTCTGCGGTCAGCGTTTCTATTCGCTTGTAACCTGCCATAGGGGATTACCCCCCCGCTATATCAGCGTATGAAAAACCCGCCCCGTCAATCTCGGCTGGAACGCCGCCGTCATAATCCTCATAGCTTTCCGTATCGCCTATGGCGGCGGTCGCCGCTTTCGGGTCGCCTTTGCAGAACACGAGGACGTTTTGGTGCGTCTTGCCGATTTTGCGGCTTGATGTGAATTGCCGCCCGACACGGATTGCGAGACTGCCGCCCTGCGTTATGAGAATTATCTCGTTGTAATAGGTCAGCCCCGCGTCTGTGAACGCCTTGATTGTGTCGCCGACGAAGTTGTAATAGCCGCCCGTTTTGCTCCGCACCTCTCCGACTACCACGCAGGCGAAAGAGTTTTCCGCGAGCAATGAGCAGCTTTCGGCTATGATAGCGCGGTAGAGCCTGAGAAATTCCGGGTACTCCTTGTTGCTGATGTCGGCGGGGTCGTCGCTGTAAACTTCGAGGTCGGCATAAGGCGGACAGGTGAACAGCAGATTATATCCCTTTTCCTGCGCAAGGGCTTTGATGTTCATACTGTCGCCGACAACCCAATTCGGCTCTCGCGCCGCGTCGGCGGTTTTGATTTCCTGCCAGTTCGCGCGGTTGGCTTCAATTTGCTTCGCGGAGATGTCAACGCCCGTGTAGTCACGGTCTGTCAGAGCCGCGACAATGCCGCGAACAGAGCCGCCCGCGAACGGGTCAAGTATTTTACCCCCTACCGGACAAAACCACTTGTAGGCGATTTCAGCAAGCACAGGGTCAAAGATTGACGTGCCTTTTTGGGCGATTTCGCCGGGGAACAGCTCCGCAAATTCCTCCCACGAAATTTCTTTTCCGAGTTTTTTCTCGTAGTCGTTCTTTGCTTGATACACACTCAGCGGCTGACTGCTCTTCGCGAACGTCAGTTGGTCGCCGCGTCCGACCTCGCTCTTTATGCCGAGGGCTTTCCACGCGGCTTTGCGTTCGCTCCACACGCCTGTTCTCGCGTCAAGTATCGAGAACGGCGGAATAATAAACCTTTCGCTTAGGGTTCGCCGCGCCTGTTCCACGGCTTCCTCGTCGGGTTCGGCTGTCATTTGGAGCAACTCGTCAATTTGGTTTTGGTTATACCCCGTCAGAAGCGCGTCTATGTCGCCGCTCTGCTCGATTTCCGCGAGAAGCTCAGACAGCGCGAGTTCGTCAATCGCGGATAATTCCGCTATGCGGTTGTCGGCGATAAGGTCGGCGTACTCTTCGGCTTCCGTGGCGTATTCTTGATAGTCAACAGGGACAAGCTCCGCGTCAAATGCGAGTGCCGCCATAAGCCGCCCGTGTCCGCGTACTACAAAGCCGCTCCGCTTGCTGATGGTTATCGGAACGCGCCAACCTTGCGACTGGATAATACGCGCTAACAGTTTAATCTGCTCGTCCGGGTGCTTATTCGGGTTTCGCGGGTTGCCGATAAGGTCAATCGGCGATACTAAGGCGTCATACGCGCAGAATACGGGTACAGCACCCGCCATTGCCCGCGCTTCGGCGGTCGTCTTATATGTAATTGCCGGAATATCCGTTGGGGTTGCCTTTTTCGGCATAATAAATCACTCCTGATAAAACACGGACGCGCCGGGGGTAGCCGCAAGAGCGGTTATCCCCGACACGCCGATACACAAAGAAAAACACACAATACACGCGGAGACTGCGTAGCTAATCGCAAACTCTCACAGTAGCATTATACCACAGAAAAACGTGTACGAATGTGTACACTTTTTATTTCTCGTATTCTTTTTGCGCTAAATGCTGTAAGGCTATGCCGTTTGTCTTTGTCGCCCAATCGCGGCTATAATGGAAGCGTTGCCCTACTTTGCTCCAACTCAGCCCATCTATGTAATGCAAACGTATAACTTCCCGCTCGGTCGGGCTGTCGAGCGACATAACCGCGAGTTCTATGGCTATACGCTCCAATTCGAGACGCTGTACGTCCGCGTTGAGCATATCGAGCAGCTCCTGCTTTTTGTCGAGCATAGCGGGCAGACGGTCGCCCGTGTACCCGCCGCCCGTTACTCTATCCTTTGTGTAGTCAACGCCGCCGATGTTCGACATTTCGCCGTCATATTCGGCTATTCGCTTCCGCTGATTGTCAATCTCCCGCGCCAACGCCCGATAGTTCCTCAGTCTCTGCTCGTCCATATGCCGCTCCTTGCTGTGTGTTTATCGTGCCGTTTTCGTTTCGCGGTTAGTCCGCTTTTCTATGGAGTTAAGAATGGGGTCTATTGCGCGATATATGCGTAATTGAGTTATGTCGCGAATGCACTGAAGTGCCTCAAATTCTGCTTCCGTCTCTCCGCAATCGCTGTACTCACAATCCTCACCGTCTGTACCCGCAATCGGGAGTGGGTCAAATGTCCCGTGTGTCAATACGTATATGTCTATGAGAAATTGGTGGGCGTGTTTGCAACACAAAAAATCGTTTAGCGCGGTTAGCCCTCCCTTGTTTGCCGCTACTTTTTCGAGATATTCCCGCGTTACTTCGCTACAATCTAAGTTGTCGACAGACTTTGAGCATTTGTTTAACATCTCGATGAAATTTAATGCTTGTTCCGACAGACCCGTCCGCTCACAAATTGCCCGTGTGTCTGTGTCCATTGTCTTTTCGCTTGCAATTCCGAGCAAGTAATCCGCCGAAACGTTACACTCTGTACAAATTTTGTGAAGCGTCTCAGCGTCCGGCAATCTGTCCGAGTTTTCATAATAACCGATTGTTGCGGCTGTAACTCCGACGCGCTTTGAAAATTTATTTTGCGAAAGTTCGCCGCGTAATTCCCGCATACGCTCACCCAATATCGGAAAACGCTTTTCTTTTGGCTTAGTCATTGATTTGCTCCTTTTGTTGTGTTGTTGTTGTATCGTCCCGTTACATCCCGTTTCTTCCCGTTTCGTCCCCTCATCGTCCCTTATCGCGCTTTCGCTCCCTCCCATCCCAGGCGGCGAGCAGAGCGGCTAACTTGTCCGGCGGCATCGGCTCTACGCCGACCGATTTCGCGTCCTGAATTACACGCTCAATTAACGCGCTCATCTGCTTGCTGTCGTACCGCGAGCTTCCGTAGTACGCGAACAGCATCGCGTACCCGCGCTGACTGTCTACATAGTCCGTAAACCACCCTGTCCCGTTGGTTGCCCAGTCGTCACTGAAATCCTTAACCGCGTCATAGAGTATGTACATTGTGTGGTACTCGTTGCCTTCGCGGATATTGCGGCGGTATACGTCCTCTTTGGTCAAGCCGGACGCTTCGGCGATTTTGCCGCACAGCTCCCACATATACGCGTTCGCGTTAAGGCTTCTTTTGCGCCGTATCCGCTTTAATTCGTACTCGCCCTGTGTAAATGAGTCAAACTCTTTGGCGGTTCTCAGCGCGTCCTCGTGCGTCGTGTGGAGTATCAGCCAGTCTCCCTGTACTTGCAAGCCGAATAATTTCATCGCGTCAACCGTCCTTTCGGTAGACTAAATCCGTTTCGCTCCATTTTTCGCCGTGACGGCTTCGCAGATAGACTTTCAGATACTTGCCTATCTTTTCGCGTTCCGCGCCATCATACTTGCTGTGGCATTCGCGGCATAGGCTTACGAGATTTTCCGCTATGCCGCGTCCGCCCTGAGTTCTGCTGATATAATGCGCCAGCTCGACGGGCTTATCCGTTCGCCCGCAGTACGCACACCGCCGACCGTCGCGCTTATGCACGCGCAGTCGCTCATACGCGCTAATATCCGTCGCTTGCTTGCGCTTGGTCATTGCTTATGTCACCTCCAGAAACTCCCATTGTTTTCCGTAAATGTGCTTGAATAACTTCCGCTTGATTATGTAGTCCTGCCGATTTCGCGTAGCCGCCGATTTCACATCCTCGCAAATACTCAATCCGTTTCGCGTGTACACAAAGTCAGCAATGTATTTCACCCCGCGTTCTCCGTTTTCGGCGGGGAGCAAGGGGAACGCGACCTGCCGCCGTAAATCGCTTATTTCCCCCGCCTCCTGTAACAGTTCAAGCTCCTGCCATCGCGCCGCCTCGCGCTTGCTGTCGAACGTCACACCGTCCACCGTCGTCTTGACTGCGCGGTACTTATTCCCGCGTTTCCTCGGCGCAATCAACGCCCGGTATTCGTCAATCGTCATCGGGGTTGCCAGCCTCCCAACCATCTATGGTCATTTGGTTCGGGTCAAATTTTAGGTCTGTCCACCAACGGAACACGCTTTCAGCGTCTTTCCCCTTTGTGAACGGTTTCTTTCCGCGCTTCTCTCTATGTTTGAGCATTTGGTCAAACGCTCGGATATAGGCAGCTTGGTATTTCGGGAACATCGCAAACTCTCGCATCTTTACAGCGTATCCGCCGAACGGGCATCCAATACATCCCACGCGCTTAAAGCCTTTCGCGTATAATGGATTGGTGGCTATGCCCTCTCTCCTGATGTAATCCCATATTTCCCTATTCGTCCAGTCGATTATGGGGTTCGTGGCTATCTGACTTTTCATTTGGCAAATTTCAAATATTTTTCGCCTGTCGTCATTTTCGTCAGAGTAAACCACTTTGTCTTGTATGCGCGTTCCGATAGTTTCGTGTACGCCTCTGCTCTTTCGTTTATTGCCCTCATCCCAACGAATACCAAACAGCAAATGTTGCCCCTCGAACCGCCGTTCTTTGAAAAATTCACAGCAGTATCGCACCAGTTGTGTCGGCGGCATCATCTTTTTCGGTATCAAGTTCCACATTGTGGCGCGTACTGTTTTTCCGTTCACGTCCGTTATATCGGGCGGCATATTGATTTTGGTCGGTATGCCTCGTTCTTTTAGGATCTTGAATACCGCTCGTATGTGATAGACGGTTTCAGGCGCGTCAACGGTTGTGTGGTTGTGTTGCGCCTCAAATTCTGCCCCGCTCTTTATCGCAAGGTGGAGCAGTACATCGCTGTCCTTGCCGCCCGAGTACGCTACAATGAGCGTCTTGCCCATTCTTTCGGCTATCTCGGCGGCTTCCTGTATTCGGGCGATTGCCTTGTGTTCTTTCGCGGTTAATTCCATATTCTCACTTCTTTTTGTTGATTAACGATAACACAATAAACGTTACGCATATAATCAGCGTGATAATGACAGCTGTGTTCATTTCTCCGCAATCTCCTTTTCCTTGTATTCGATACACAAGTGTCCGCGTCTACATAAGTTGCCCTTGTCGCATTTCTGCCATACGCCTAACTGGTCTGCGGCTTCGCGGAAGTATCGGCAGTTTTCGCAGACTTTTGTCGCGGCTTTCGGCTTTGTGAATTTCGCTTTGTATCCCACGCTGTCACGTCTCCTTTCTCCTTGTAAAACGCGCATTGCCTTGACTTTACGCGTTCGGATAATATGCCGCACTTGGAGGCATTGCTTTTATCGTCATACTTGCATTTCTTGCAGTCCGTAGGGTTCGGTAGACTGTTGAGCAGTTTCCACCGCGTATAAACGCTTATTGATTTTGCCTTGTATGTCATTTCCATAACCTCACTTGAATATGTTTTGCTTTGTGCCGTTATCGCCCGTGAAGTAGCGGTAACTTGTCAGCGGTTGCTTGCCGCCCTCGTACCAAGTCAGCAGTATGTCCCACGCTATGGCATAGTCGGTCGGGTCAATCTCCCGTGACTGCCGCCAGTAACCGTTAAACTGGTAGACCACTTGCCCTTTCTCATTTACGCTGCTTGCCGTCAGTACCGCGATTACGCTGTCGCCCTCGAATTTCGGGTCACTCACGCGGCTAACGATAACCTGCGCCACCTTCGCGCGGTCTATGTACTGGTCGACGTAGCACTCCCCGGCGAGAGTTTTCGCGATTGCCTCAACCTCTGCCGTCAGCGTGTCAATATCGGGGAATAATCTTGCAAACTCTATGTACTCCGCGTATTCCTCGAGATAATACGGCTCGCGGCTTATCATAATCTGTCCGACGTACAAGCCGGATTTCTCAATCCACACCTCGAACGGCTCTGTCGGAGCTTCACGCTCGGCGGTCAGCGCGTTGGTCTGTCGCGTCCCCGTTATCGGGGGGAAGGTTACGGCACTCCACATTCGCGGTATAGTTGTCCCGCTCGGCGTTGCGACCGGCGTAGCGTTATCCGCCGCGTCGTTGAGCAGCATCGCGACCGCAAGCACAATCCACACCAGTAAGGCGACGCCTGCGCCTAAAATCAGTATTTGCCAGTTTCGTTTGATAAAGTTAATCATTGGTTATGTTTCGCTTTTTTTGATTTTTGTTGCTCTCAAAATCTCCGAGTTGTCGTGGATATTGCCGATAACTCGAAAGAGCGGCAACTCGTCTAAAAATTCCCAACCGTCAGGGTTGTCCGCAATGAAACCGGCGCAACTATCATTCCATCTGATTTTGAAATTCTCGTAGACAATTTCCTTTTTTGTTTCATACTCTGCGCTGATAATGTCTCCCTCATAGACGGCTTTATCGTTGAGGTCATACAACCCCGTAAACTGCCCGATAGTGTTTCGGTCAACGGGTGTCGCGGAAAAATTCGTGCTTACTGCGTTTACGATAGACGCGTCATTATCCGTCAGAATAATTCCACCGTACTCCCATTTTGGCGGCTCTCCGTTGTAGCTGTGTATGTTTTTGGCTCGGAATAAAATCTCTCTCATCCCCTAACACCCCCAGTCCAACGCCTGTCCGCAAGTCGGGCAGTAGTTGCCTTGCACGTAGATTTCGTTCTTGTCGCCGAAAAAATACTCCGCGTCTACGGGTGCGGCGCAAGTCGGACACGCACCGTCAGCTGGGTCTGCGGTCGAGTTGATATGTTTCGGCGTTAGTTTGTCCAGCACCAGCCTTAACCCCTGCTCCTCATAGGATTTTCTTGCTTGTAGCGTAATGTTAGCCATTGTCTTTTCCTCCGTGTTTGTGTGTTTTTGTGTGGGTTACGCCTGTTTCAGCGCGTAAGCCTCGAGCTGTCGTAATCCCGCTTCGCGTCTGCGTTCCCACTCCGCGTCCGTCATTTTCGGCGCGTACTCCGGCTCGGGTTCGACCAGCCGCAGTTTAGGCGCGTTTTTGCCGACTTCCGCCGCCCTGCCGCGTAGTTTCATAACCGTCTCGCCGAAAACGTTCGCGGGGAGCGAAATCGGCGTGTCGTCGCCGTCCGCGTCGTCGGGTATATCGCCGTAACGCTCCGCCGTCAGTCGTCGCGTTACTTCCTGCGGCGTGTCGTATTTCGGCGTGTGTGCTTCGAGCAATAGCGCGTCTGCGCGGCGTTCAAAGCCCAGCCGCTCCGCGCATTCCGCGATTTCCTGGCGCAGTTCGGGCGGCATCTGCTCCCTCTGCGCTTTGGTTTCGCGCCGTTGCTTGCACGTCTGCCATACCCGCTCAAAATCCGCTTTACGGCTCGCGCTGTTGAGCAAGCATTCGTCCATTCGACCGAACGCGATTAAGCCGGATATATCGCCGCAGAATTTACGCACAGCTTCGGGCAGCTCCGCGAACATTTCCGCGCCTGTTTTGCCGCCGTTGACAAGCGGGTACTGGAAACGGTTGGCGTTTTTCACGGCTTTCAGCAATATCTGCCATTCGTCATTCGCCGTCGGCTCGTCCGCGCCGATTATGCCCTTTACGCGGCTCACAACGTCGCTTATTTTCGGGACATACGGCGATTCGGAAATCAGCTTTTTCACGGCAAGCTCCACCGCGCCGAACGGATACGGCGCGAGCAACTCCGCCCAGAGATTGACTGTACTCTCAGCCTGTTCGCGCTTCATTCCCCGGTAATACTCCGGGTATGAAACTTTCAAAATCGCCATTATTTTCAGGGTTTCCGTGTGTGTCAACGCAATGCTGCCACCTCTCTGAGCATATCAAGAAACACGTTATCCGACCCGCCAGGCGGTGCTTGCGGCTTGTTGCTTAAAGCCGTGTCTTTGAGCGGGAATACGCCTTGCCAGCCGTGCATAACCGACTGTTCGAGTATGCGGATTTGCTTATACTCGTCCCCCGGCGCAAGCTCCGCGAGTTTGCTGATAGTCAGCTCTTTCGCACGGTCTGTCAGCGGATTTTTCTTTTTTTTACGCATTTCGGCGAAAGCGTCCATAGCCTCGTCAAACGCGCTTTTGGGCTTTTCGCGCTTATCGGTTTTCGGGGGGACAGCCGCCTGCGGCATCTCGGCGCGGCTCGACGCGCCTTTGATGTTTTTATCCCCTTGGTTATCGTTCTCGTTATCGTCTTTCGTTATCGTCTCTCGTACTTCGTTATCGTTATCGTATATCGTATTCATATTCGTGCTTTTGCTTGGGTTACTGCTTGG